CGATTTAAAACCTTGTTGGCTTTGGCATCAATCTTGCTTAAAGTAGACTTTGAGATATTGCCTTTGTCATACTGCTGCTGTGCGCGAGCCTTAGCATTAGCCGCGTGAGATTTGTCGTGAACAGGATATTTACGTTGTTCGGGTAAAGCAAAATCACTCTTTGGGAGTGCTTTCCGAGCTTTCGTTGTTAGCTTCGCCATCTTCTTGCTCCTTGCTGCCTTGGCCTGTGCGTCTTGCAATTTCTTTAGATTATATCAATATAGTCTAATTAACAATGTGCGGTTAAAGATTCAATCGTAATACTCAACAATGTGAGTGCAAAAAAAATAAACGGTCACCTTCCAATTTAGCTTGGCGGCCAGTCTATTAATGGTAAATTTGCAATAAAATCTTCAAGTGCTGGCGGTTGAATCAGTCCATTTTCAACTTGTTCGTAAATATCTAAAGCATATTCCCAGCATAAATCACGCCACGTTACAAAAGCTTGTGCTTCAGCTTGCCATTGCGGATTACTGCTGTTTATATATGTAGCGCACGTAAAGCCATTCTCGTAATTTTTTTCTCGAGCGACATTATCAATATGATTCTGTAACGCGCGCGAATATTCTCGAATTTTATTTTGTTTTAACGCAGAATTTGCGGCAACATGAAACTGCTCGTTGGTCGGCGCATCGTTGTTTGGATAGTCTATATTTAGACTCGCAATGTCTAAATCAGCGCTATATTCAATATCGCCGCGCACAACAGCTTCGATGCTCATCTGAACTAACACATCACTGACTTTCATCAATAGTTCTCCTAAATCGCTTGATTACAAGTTCGCATGGCGCGCTCGTAAGACTAACTGTATCGCCAGGAAGGGCTGCCGAACTTGCCGCCCGAACCATCAGCGTTATATTTCGTGCACCGTACGAATTTGCCGGAATCCATACGGCAGGCCGCAATAACAACTCGTGATGCCGTGAAGGCGAAACATTGCCTCCGCCGCCAGCTCCAATAAAAAACGCGGAATTTGCAGGAGGCTCATCATCGTAATTTGAATTGACAACGAGTCTCGCTACACAACTGACAGAATGGCCTGTGTCGTTTGTAACTTCAACAGAACCCACGCAATCAAATAATTCATTAACATCGAGGTTGTCTAACCTGATTCGCAAAACAGCGTACCATTTTTGATTCTGTCCAGAACCAACAGGAACAGTAGTTCGCAACAAATCGCTTTCAGTTGCGCGGTAAATCGCTACTTGATTGATATTTAATGTTTCTTGATACCCTATTTCCGCCATATTAAACTTTAAGCTCCATAATCAACATAAATGCAGGGCCATGGCTGGCTCCTGCTATCGTCGCTGTTCCGCTGCTTGCGACGCGCGCAAATCGCAACACATAAGTTTGCAGGCTTGTACTTGGCGCGATTTCAGTCCCTATAATTGTAATCATATCCTGACTTACATCATTTGCGCGGCCATTGTTAAAAAAGTTACCTGCCAAAGCTCCTGATGGTGTTCCTGAAATCGTTGTCGCTGAACCAGTGTTGCGCCTAATATCGAATCTTACAGCGTAGTTTGTGGCATTTGATGATGTCGTAAAACTCGCCGGCGCATAACAGATAACAACAATTCTATTACTTGTGCTTGTGGGTATTATGCTTGCGGCCAAGCTTGAATTTGCAAGCGTTTGTGATGTACTTGTATCATTAACTGCACTTGTTGCAACTACATATTGCACGACTTGAGACGACGACGACATCGAATCCACATAAGCTTTAATGCTTTGCTGTGTAGCAAGAGCAGTATCGCTGTTAGACGCCATATTATCTTCGTCAAGAATTGGAAATCCTGTTGCGTTATTTGTGGCCATTTTGATTCCTTAAACAACTGTTAAAACGCCCTGCACCCCTGTCAGTACAGCAAACTCAGTATCGGCAGTAATGCAAATCAATTCAATCGAATCGTAGCGGTTTGTCGATTCAAGATAGCCGGCCGCACCTGTTGTTGTATCGCTGGTGCCGAAATGGATAGTTTGTCCGGCATTCTGGGCAATGCGCCAGCCGCCTGCACCTTTTCCCTGGACTATGAGCGTATCGCCTACGTTTGCAGTAGCAGGCAAAGTTAAAGTCACGAGACCCGCGTTATTGGCGATATAACCCGAATTAACTGACATTGCTTGGGATGTGCCTGTAACCTCAGTCCAGTTATAGCCGCCACCACCGCCACCTGATGACCAGTTTAAGTTTCCCATGCCATCAGTACTCAAAAAGAATCCTGCGGAGCCATCGGCTTGTGGCCAGTTCAGGCCATCTAGTACTAGGTTCCCTGTACCGTTCGGGGTTAATACTAGGTCGCCATTGGTGTTGGTACTTGAAATAGTATTGCCATCAATGCTGATGTTGTCTACATTCAAGCTGCCTGTGATGTCAATATTGCCTGAGCCGTCTGTAGTAAATCCTGAGTCACCGCCAAACGCCCCAGAGTTGTTGTATTGTATTTGTGTATTCGTGCCACCTGGTGTGGTCACGGCGGTTTGAGCAACCCAGGCTAGCTGGCCAGCACCATCAGTTGAAAGCACAAACCCTGCTGTTCCATCAGCTATAGGAAATTTTGCCCAGTCAAGCACCAGCACGCCGTCACCATCCGGCACAAGATTAATATTCCCATCCGTGTCTGTACTCGATAGGGTATTGCCACTGAGCAACAGATTGCCTACGGCTATGGTTCCAGGAGCTACTAGAGTTGACGAAAGACTTAACACAGGGTTTTGAGGGTCTGTGTTGTCCACGTCAATTTCGTTTGCAGTTCCTGTTACACTTAAAACAGCCGTGCCAATCAAGCCATCAACATAGTTTTTAATAGATAAAGCCGTTGCCAGATTATCAGCCGCAGCCGTTGCCATAGTGTCGTCATTGATTATTGAATCAACCGCAGTCGTTCCCTGAATGGTAAACGTGCCTGGCGCATCAATTGTGGATGACAATGAAAGCACTGGATTCTGAGGGTCGGTATTATCGACATCGACTTCATTAGCCGTTCCGGTAACACTCTTTACACTGCCAGCATCTAATCCATCCACGTAGGCTTTGACTGATTCAGCCGTTGGAACATTGGAGTCTGTAGCAGTGGCAAAGGTGTCATCATCTATAATGGCATCAATGTTTATTGTGTTTTGAACAGTGAATGTTCCTGGGAAATCCAGCGTTGCAGATAAAGATAAAATTGGATTTTGTGGGTCTGTGTTGTCCACGTCAATTTGATTTGCCGTTCCTGTTACGCTTTGCACATCGGCTGTGATATCGGACAAATAAGCAACCGTACCACTTGCGTCTTGCCAAGTAACATCCACCGTATTCGCCGTATCGGGAAAAGTAAACCGTGTAATATGCTGATAGGCCGTTCCGGTATTATACGCCATTGCGTTGGTAGAGGCTGTCGTTCCGAACCCTAGAGCGCCCGCGCCTTTAGCATAAATGTCTAGCTCTATATCAGTGTCCGTTCCTTCAGGTGCAATTAACACAGGGTCTGTGGTCACGGAATTTGTAAAGCCAATATAGTTTACCGAAGACGCGCCTGCCGTATTGACATGGATTATAGGGTTGCTATTAATATCCGCTATCCCTAAAGGCGCAACAAAATATCCGGTAAATCCCGGGCCATAATAATCCGTACCATTTACCCCTATAGACGGTGTCGCTACCCCGGCCACCACGGTTTGCTTTAAAAGACCGGTGCTTAATGTACCAAGGTCAAACGCGCTGGGAAGCAAAGGATCGGCGGTATAAATTAAAAATGGGAATCCTTGAACGTCTACCGAGTCCTCTAATTGCACCCACCCATAGATAGGTGAATAATACTCATAGCTTTCTAGGGTAGTATTAAAACGCAGCCGAAAATACATCTCAGGGCCAGGTGCTGGTCGTTCAGCTGTTGTTCCCGGCGCTAAATTTGGCGCAGGGTTATTAAAGAGGACGTTTACACCCCCTTGCAGACCGGGGGTTTTATCATCGGTTGATAAATCTCCTCCCGACATCATTTCGCTAAATTTTATCGTATCGACCATCACTTATTCCTTGTGATTAGCGCTTTAGCCTTGCAGTTGTCTCAATGAAACCCCTATGTATGCATTAGCGTCTGGAGTTATAAAGTGAATAACATCACCCCCTCTAACATACCGCTTTTCAGGCTTAAATTCATTATATTGTTGGGTTCCAACACTTGCGGCCCCTGGTATGACTGGCGTTGCGTTTAGGCAGACGTAGACGTTTGAGAGGTCGTTGTATTCAAAATACGCTTGGTATTGCGTGGTAGGGGTTCCAGGAACCGTAAATGTTTGCTCGGTAGACGCTGTGCAATGAACCTGTACAGCAACATCACTAAAGGGCAATGTTTCATGGTAATTGCTGTTATATTGAATAGCCATTTTTTAAACTCCTAATCGTGCGTTTGCGACAAAATGGAACCGAATATAAGCCTCGATTCCAGCTGAGCTACTAGCCACCGTTGTTAAATTTGAATTTGAGCGTCGAACATAAGATGCATATTTAGTCCCTAACCCTGATACGGCCCAATTTGAACTAAAAGAATTGTTGTTGCTTGCAACTGAGGAAGAAGAGCCATTTGCTAACACAGCAAGAACACTATCAGCACTACCACTACTGGGATTATAAATCGTTATAGTAGGAGTGCCGCGCTTTACTGTATTAAATTCAAATGTAAACGCGGCTGCCCGAGCAGCATAGTTCGTATCAACACCAGACGTATCAAAAGCAATTTGAGGTCTAATTAATTCCCCTGCGGAAGTACTCGAAGTCCCAGGGACCACGCCATTATTATACGATTTTTCATAATAATATTGGCACCGAGATAACATTTCGTCAAAAGTCAATACACTTGACTCCATAGCAAATTCGTTAGGGATTAATGAACCTTGGAAAAAAACTATATTGTCTGGAGTTCCCGACTCAATCATGTCATTTAGGGTATATATAACCACCCCAAGAGTCATATTTGCATTAGAGGATGAAGGTAACAGCATATTTTCAAACAAGAGCGTATTGTCGCCGTCGGATAAATTATAAACCGGATCGTCTTTAGGTATAATTGCCGTCCAGCCTGCCGCATAAGTTGGGTCCGATCCTGATGCCCACGATGCTATGGGTTGGTTTTGCGCAAGAGTTGGAGGTAATGATGCTCTGTAGATTAAGCGAGCCTTAACGCGTAAAGTATTAGCCGGCGTCTGTTTTTGAGCATTTAACTTAATAAGTAATGATAAAACCCCACCCCAATATGGCCGAATGGTCGCCGCATCTATAAATTCGACAAGGGCAAATTGATTCGAGCTAGTGACAGCGGTTACTTTGTAACCGTGATTTTGAGAAACTCCTGCCTGACCGGTTTTAATATTATTACCTGTTGCACTAGCAACATAGGCTTGCTGTATAGCAATTACTTGATCGGCTGTGTACCCAAATGTAGCTAAATTAGCATCAGCCGTTGAGCGCGCCTGCCAAGGGTTTAAAGCAAAATTAAATCCTGTCAAAATATTTTGTTTTGGCTGAAATAATATGCTGTCCCTATAATAATGAAAAGTATGGTCTATTTGGCGCTGGATAGTATCTTGCTCATAAGGATAACGAATAGGCAAGTCCCCTGCTACCAATTGAATGCTGGTTAATATTAAATTAGCAACGGTGGGCAAATTAATGCGCAAATCAATGTACGCGGATGGAGGGTCTTGCGTGTTTACAGTATCGCCTAGCAATCCAAATCCTGTGTATTCGGTAAAATTCCCATCCAAAGTCGTAGTCGGCAAGACTTCAGTTAAAGTATTTCCTAAAGAATCTCGAAGTTGCGCTGATATAGACTGTGGGCTAACTTGACGCAACGCGGTTATACTAAAAGAGACGTATTTATTAGCCCATAGCATCCCGTTTTGCAAAAATCTCTGCCTTAATACAGCCTCGGTCCACGTGCCGCTTAACTCAATTTCCAAACCATAAGGCGCGTTTGTAGGATTGGCCGTAGCGCTATTAAACGCAAGCCGCGTAATGGTTACATTCCCTGTGCCGGTTAAGTCTAAAAACCATCCCGGCCCTACTTCAATACTTTGGGTAGAAACGTTCGTCAAACTAAAAGGATTGGGCGTATTAATGATAGCAAATTGAGGGTTGGTAACTTGGTTGTCGGTCGATAATGCAACGGTATCAATAGGTCCTGGTCCCTCTTGTCCCGGTACATAATTTTCCACCAAATAAATTAAGGGGTCTTGCTGTGTATTGCCTTGTCTAAATTCCAAACGATAAACAGCGTATGGATTCCAGTAAATATCAATAGGGAGCGTGCCGTTCGCTAAGAACTGAATAGGATTAGTCCACGGAATATTTCCGTTTGCGTCATGCCAAACGGTAGCAGGCGCATAGGGTATCTCGTTTTCTAAGACGAACATGTAAAAGGTATCGTCAAATTGATGCCCGGTTAAGTCTACAAAACTCCATACCGGGTTGCTTCCTCGCACCATAGCCATAGTCAATCCTTATCTATGCTTGTTTTTTGTCCAACTCTCGAGCTATACTGTTTTTGAACTCAAGAGGAATTTATTATGTGGCAATTTATTTTACTTGTTATCGCCTGCGCTTACTTTTATAACCTATTATCAGGGGAGCAGTAAGCTTTTTAATATTTCGGCACTTTTTACAACACCACCTCCAAGCCCTGCTGTTTTGACTACGTTCGCGAAAGGTTTAAGCTTATCTTTAGCTATTGCCTTATTTCGAGCAATCGTAACCTCTTCTAGCATCTCAGGGTGGTGTGCCAAAAATTCATCCATAGCCCCTGAGCGCTCCATGAACGGCTTAATTAAATCTAGGTCTGTTTGTCCGGGCCTTAATCGCTTACCTTCTGCAAATACATTACGCACGGTGGGCTTAAGGTTCTCATTATAGTATGTATTAAGTTTGTGCGCGTATAGTCTATCAGCGTTTTGTTTTATTGAAGCTATATCGGCATGTCCTTGTTCTGCTAATTGTGAGCGCAGGGACTTATTTAAACGTTCGCGCGCGCTTTGTAGTTCACGGGCTTGATTAAGCTCTGCTTGCGACACGACTTTTTTACCTAATATCGATCGAACCTCTTTACCCATATCAATTTGTAATTGGTTCAGTGCCTGGTAGTTTCCTTTTTTGGCGTTAGCAATTAGCTCTTTGTTTTCCGGCGTTTTGCTAAAATAGGTCTCCACCGGCTCAAAAATATCGTCTTGGACTCTAAACGGAGACAAGTTGCGCTCTTGGGCTAACTTTGTGGCTTCAGCGTATAATTTTTTGGCAGTATCGGCTAACGTGTCGTGACGCTTTAACATAGCGTTAAAGGCTTCGACAGGCTTTTGGACTTTTCTCAATGCGTTCAGCGAAGGGAGCAAGGTTTCGCTTGTATACTTGGCAACTTTACCGGCTGCTGGTCCTGCCGCCCCAATTAAAGCGCCCCAGTAAGGCATCTCAGGGGATAAAGCACTACCTGTTATTACCCCTGCAAGAGGCTTAGAGACAAGCCCGGGCAAACGTGCGGCCTCAGCCCCCTTCATCAAGCCTTTAAATAAAGGCCCACCAGAGGCCATGCTTCCTGCAATTTCACCACCTAGTTCCAACGCAGGCGCTACAGGTATCTCAACGTCTGCAAACGGAATGCGAGGTGTTGCCCCCATTGGTGCTTCGGGTAGTGGCGCCGCAAGCTCTGATAATGTTTGGTTTGGCTCATAACCGGCCAACTCTCTGCCATATTGAGCAACATTAGCACCAAATCTAACGGGTGCGGTTAAGCCTGCTAATAAGCCGCGACTGGCCGCAGGAAGACCAGTGCCTTCAACAGCGCGATTAAAATGACCGGCAATATTTCCAAGATTCTCAAGCGTGGGATGTTCACCGCTTGCCGCCAATTTCAATAAACCCTCTTGTAAAAAGTGCGGCATTCGCGGGTATTGCTGCTGTATTTCGTAGCGTGCAATTTCCATTGGGTCTTCTACAACCTCCCAGTCATTGCTTTCGTCTTGACCTTGGACGGTTTCGTCTACCAATTCCCAATCAGACATTTTTAACCCCCCGGCGCCTTGCCTCTTCAACCGTTACGCGCTCCTTTGTGCCTGTTTTTCGATTACGCAATAAGACGGTAGCTTTCTCTTCTTGGTTCACAGGCGCGCTTTGTGCGGCTTGTTGGGGTTGCTGTGCTTGAACAGGCGAATCGGTAGCAACAAACTTGCCGTTTTTAAAATCAAGCGTTCTTGCCCCAAGTTGAACAGGAGATGTTGCGGCGTTTTTATAGGTGCTAGTTTCTGATTCAAGCAATTTTTGCAATTGATTTAATTGTGCCAAAGCTACGTCCGGGTTTTTATACCAAGCGCTAGGGTTGGTTAGATGGCGTATTCTCTCCATAGCTTGCGGCTGTATGGAATCACCCCAAAACTGGCGTAATTGGTCGGCTAAAGCGGAAGCCGTAGACACCGCCGTTTGAAATTTTTTTAACTGCTCAGGGGTTTTGCCGGCCGTACTCATAGACTGATCTTTAAGCCACTTTCCCATTCCTTCGATGCCGGAGTATTGAACCAGCGCATCCTTGTCTAGCATATCAAACGCTTTATCGATATTTTGTGCCGATAAGAATTTGTTTTGCGCCTGTGTGGTGCTTGTCTTTTTGGCAATTTCGCGCTGATAGGCTTCGGCTACATCAGGGCTTACACCACCCCCTTCGCCCATGACGTCGCCAAGCTGTAGTGGGCCTTGTCCTCTTCCTTCGGCGATCAGCTTGCCAAGCGGACTAAGCGCTTTAAAAGGTGCGGTTTGTTGTAAGCTTAGCCGGTAATCAATTAACGCGCGTCTAGCGTCTTGTTGGTTTTGCAAGGCTTGTTGAGCTTGTTTAAATCGTGGGTCGTCTTCACCGTATTGGCGGCGTAATTGCTCAATAACCAACGCATTAGCAACATCACCGCTTGGAGATAATCCGCCAAATTGCGCAAGGCGCGATTCGCGCTGGCGATTTAAAGCCATTTGCTCTTGAAAATGCTTGTCGGCTTGCGCTAGTTTTTCCCGCTCTAATATAGGCTGAATCATACGACTAAACATAGTCGATCCGATATCAAGTCCTTTTAACAACGCATCGCCGGGCTGTCCTGGCAGTGGTATTCTAGTTGGCATTATTTACCTCCGTAAGGAGACCAAGAGCCTAACGCGCCCCCTATCGCGCCCCCAATTGGACCACCTAACGCAGAGCCTGCTATGCCGCCGGCAATTCCTAGAAGATTACCAAACAAATTACCGCGCGCGTTTTGTTTGCCATAAGCCATCTCAGCGGAGCTTTGCCCCATGTTCATGGCTTGGTTTGCCATATTTCCTGCGGTACTTGCGCCTATGCCATAAATATTTTGGCCTATACCAATCCCGGCTAAATATTTTTGCATCATGTCTTGAAGATAATTTTGCTTATCTTGCGCGCCAATTTGAGCCGTGCCACGTTGAATAGCGGACAAGGCAGGAGACGAACCCATTAGCCCCATTGAAGAGGCCGCACTTAACCCGCGTTCTTTTGCGTCCGCTTCCATATCTTTTGCGGCTTGGCTTTCTTCATAGCCCGATGACCATTTATCATAAAGGCCACCGGGGTCAAGCAACGACTTCATCGCATCTGATAAATTGCCGTACACGTCCAACCCGTGCTGCATGTAGGGCTGTTGGTATTGCTGCGCCTGCTGGTAATATTTATCCAACTGTTGTTGTGCGTCGTCATATCCTTTGCCCGGATTTAAAAAGCTTGAGAACAAACTCATAATCCATCTCCTTATGGGTAGCTCGTAGTGTTAAATTTCACGAGCGCTCCGTTTTGCATCCCTACGTAAACGTTGTTTGTCGTATCGTATAGAAATACGCCGTCAAACAAATCACCTCCGGCAAATAGTGCGGCAATTTCAGCGGCGGTATATTGAGGTGCTGGCAATAAATTAAACGAATTTTGAACGGTTGCAATCACCTCGTTTAAGCTATCTACTAAGTTAGCAACCCATTGATTAAATTCATAGGGAAAATCGCTATTTGATAAAGGTGCGGCATCAATTCGCTCTAAGAATATGCTCATTAATTAGCACCTCCGGAGGCTCTTCTTGTATTGCGCACTCCCCCTAAAATCACAATAGGGGCGGAACTTACACAAATTAATTTATAGCATCGATTACGGCTTACGCCTAGTTCATACCATCGCATCCGCCATCGGTACGCACCTAACGGACTAAATTCGCGCAAATCAGCAAAAGTAAACGTAACGCCTCCGTCATCTGAATAATAAAGGCTTATATACGGTTTAAACAAAGCGTTATAATGATTGTCATCAAACGTTGGGGTGTTACCGGTTTCGGTAATAATATACTTGTCGTCTTCGGACAACATATAAACCGGCGCATTTTCGGTGCTGTTTTCCCCTACAATAAAAGTTGTATTTAAAAAAGGTGCTTCGTTTTTGTAAAACGTTTGATTTCCAAACACAAAATCAATCTCAACGTAGTCGTCTATAAATTCGGAATAATCAGGCTCAAAAATATGAGACGTTACTAATTCATACCGCATAGGGTATTTTAAAAACGCATTATCAGCTTGCCGGTCGGCGTTTGGGTTTCTCAATTCGTTATAGTAAATATTACCTGCCATTTCATATATAGCAGGGTCGTTTTGAACGGTCACCAAATGCTTGTTATTAAAATAAACATGTTTTTGTATGCGATTACGCTCTCCGTTTAATTCAATAACCCGAGACCATGTTTTGGTTTCAAAGTTATACTCTATTGAGTTGGCGTTTTCGTCTTCGTCCAACAGACCAAAGTTTCGATATTCACCGGCTGATACACGATAAAAAATGGTGTTTTCATATTGGTAAAGAAATCCGGAGGCGGTTTGAGCTACAAACGGGCTAAGCGCCCCCTGCGTACCTTTTTCTAACAACACGTTGACCGCTTGGCTAGATATATCCTCGGGCGATTGGCCGTTTGAAGCCATAAAAGAGACTAGCCCGTTTTTATTTTGAGCCAGCCATACCATACGACCAAAGTCAATCGATAAAGTATTGGGATCGGCTATACCATAATCCCAATTATAAGAGGTGTTCTTTTTCCACGGAAATTCGACGGTAACGCTACCCACAGTTAATTGGGTGGGAATGTTCGCCCAAATATCGGTGGTAAAGCTTGTAAATACATACAATTGCGCGTGTAACACGCCAAATTGACCAATAACGCCTGAAGCTTGGGCGAATACTGGCGCGCCGTTGATAGTAAAACACGTTGCCGCCCCTCCGTCTAAGTTTATGGTGGACAAATACATAAACGGAGAGTCTTTTTGCGAAACAACAAACCGGTTCCCGAACGCGGCGACATAGAGGGGTTTGCCGCCGGTGGTAGAACCACCCGGAGCGTTTGGATCGGAAACCGTACTCATGGTGACCGAGGTTCCGTTTTCGGTGATGATATAGATGTTTTTCTCATCGGTTAATAAGGCCCTCACCTGCGTACCTACAGCCAAAAAATCAAACCAAAGCTCACCGTTTAGCGCTACGTTTCCGATGGGTCTTTCGTTGTAAAATCTATCAACTTGTATAACTTGTGTGCCGTCCACCACGTATACAAAATCGATTGTTCTAAATACAGCACGTGGCTCTTCGTTGAATATCAAACGGTTTTCATTTAGCGAACGTAAGTGCTTGCGCCCCATGGCAGGATACATGGCTTGTTTCTTTTTACCGGTTGGCACGGCTATGCCGTACCAATTAGCGCAATCCATAGAGCCAAATTGCGTGAAACGCTGACGGTCGTAATAGCAAAAAACAGGCAAGTCTTGGATAGGCATTATATCCCTGCCCTAACGCGCCACGCGCCGTTTAACAGGCTTTGTTCGTCACCTGTTACCGATAGATTGACCTCACTTGCGGCTTCCATTTGGTCGCGCGCTTCAATGTAACGCTCCTCTAATTTGGGCGTCCATGCGTCTGCTCTTCCCTTAAACATACACGTATCACGTGCGGCAGCCAGCAACAAAAAGCGAATGAAATACTGAGGCACGGAACTCATATCGCTATCTTTTGTTAAAACGTCTAGTTGGAATTTTCCTCTTGCATAAAACTCATAAAATTGACTTGGCGCAGGGTAAAGTTGCGCGGGTACAATATCCGTTGCAGGAAAAGTAATGATAAAGCGCGGTAGACCTTGGAGGGGTTCGTATTTCCACGCGGACAAAAATTCATCGCGCGATTTATCAATAAGAGGGTAAGTAACGCCGTTTAGTTGCAACCATGCGCTATCCAAGTTAGCAAGCCTTCCCTTTTTGATATACGCCACGGTCGGGTCGCTTATATCATGCGTAAAAGTAAGCGTCGAATTTCCCGTAATAGTTGCGTTTTGCGTTAAAGTAACGGTATTACCAACCACGGATAAAATAGTGGTGGCCGCAGGTATTCCGTTACCTGTAACGGTATCCCCTACAAAAAACAAAGAACCGTCAACGACCGTAAAGCTTGGTGAGCCGGTGGTTAGCGCTACAACTTCGGTTGTGACCTCTTCGGTCGCATAGTCGCTAGGTGTAAAATAGATTTGCTTTTGCGGCAGGTTTATATTGACCGATACGGTTTTAGCAATTGTTAAAAGCAAACCCGTGCTGGCATAAGATTGCAAGAGCTGGTTTGTAACCAACAGAGCCAATTTTTCGTCATCGCCGTGAAGGGGTACAGTTGGATTTGAGGCATTGATTAGCCTATACATCTGAAATGCAAAGTCACGGAATGTATATGCCATAACAGCCTCCCTTGGCCTTATTCACTCACAGGCACTTCATTACCGTTTGCATCCACTTCAAATACCGCATCGGTAGAATGTGTCTCGCCTGCTTTAACCTCAAAAGTGCCGTCTGTGTAAGCCGCTTTTTTCTTGTTGGCCTTTTTAGCCGCTTGAGGTGTTTTTGTCTCGCGGGCGGTAGCCTCGTCAAACCAAACCCCGGAAGCAAGTGCGTCTTTATACTCCTCCCAAGAATTGACTAGCTTTTGCTCGCCTTTTTTATTTTTGACAAATACGCGAAAATGCTCTTTTAAAACGGTCTTACCGTTATAGATAACAGCGTCTGCTTGCATAATTTCCCTCTAAAAAAAGCAGCCCCTTGCGAGGCCGCTTAGCTATCTTACGAGCAAATACGAACCGCGAACTCAGGGTTAATTGCGCAACCGCAAATAACGTCAATTCGGTCTAATTGTTCATAGTTACGGATATCAGCACCTAGGCTATAAGTCATTGATAACTTATACAGGTCTGAGAACCTTGTTACCGCTTCAACACCACCACGCAATTCTTTGATTGGTGGTGCGGCAAACACAACGGCTTGTGTGTGGTATGCCAGAGAAACGTTATGACTGTCACGTAGCAATATTTGAGCGCCGTTTGGAATTGGTGCAGAAATATTTTGACGTGCGCCTGATACCACGATGGTTGGGTTTACAGGGATATCCGCTGTGCCACCAACGGTTGATACCACGTCCTCGGTTACAACAAATTGCGCGCGTTGGTCAAGGGCTTGATAAGTTAGAGGGTTAATCATGAAGACACCTGCGGCATCATCAATTTCAATGATATCGCCCTTACGGAATACCACGTCACTTGCAACAACACCGGTAACGGAGATGGTGTTACCGCTTGCGATTGGGCCGTTTGTAACCGTACCACCTAACTTAAACCCTGCGGGAGGTGAACCGCCCGCTTGACCTAATCCCGCAATTTGACGACCCAAGAAATTAGTCTTAAAGAAGTCAAATCCAGATAGGTGACCGATAAAGCCGTCAATCAACGCGCCGGTATTTACCGAGGTGTTAAATACGTTATATAGGTCGTTTGATAAGCTCGCTGCTACGCGTGGAGGTACGGCCGCATAACGTTTGCCGTCTTCCGGAATTGCAAGCTCTGTCATATACGCATCAGCGGTAAGGATGGTGTTAAAGTCAACAGGAACACCCGGTGTACCCACGGCTTGATAAGTTTGAGGCCAGAAATTGTCGCGTGCGATAAAGCCTTCAACTAAGTTAGCTAAGCGTTTAGCACGAGGTGCGTTGGCCATTTCCAAGTAAGGCTCATCCCGCGCACGGTTAAATGTCAGGTTAAACCCTGTGTATTCAATCATCGTGCGGAATTGCTTAGTAATTGAAAGAGGGCGTACAACCTGCACACGGGCTTCGGCGGTAGCGGTAGCGCCTTCACCTGCTAAATACCGCTCTTCTAGACGATAATTGAGCGTTTGACCGGTTGCAAAGCGTAGGTTTTTAAAATCACCTTCGAGATTGCGGTTTGCAGTACGTGCAAACGCTAGAGAGTTCCAGAAACGTACAAATACGTCATCTAAGACGTACTGCGTTTCGCGAAATACGTTAGCCATCTTGTCCACTCCATGAACAATTCAATAATAAATGCTGTTGTCACAGCGCCTCACTTTCCTTGTCCGGTGGAAGACAAATGTTACACACCTATTATTGATGGCAGACGGGATGCCGATACACGTCATAATCAAGAATAGAGCAATAAATTTACATTTGTCAAGTTTTGTTTTTGACATCCTCCCCGACCTGAAGGACGGGGTTTTACGGCGCATCGGATAATACGACCGCAGACTAGTTTCGCGAACGAAAAGAGCGGCTCAACACCGCTCCTGTCTGTACTTATCTTCGGCGCAACTGACGCATCTTGGCAAGTTTTCGCGCTTCGGATTGCGCTATCAAGTCCTCAATAGAATCACCTTGCTTCTTATCTTTAATCTTTAATTGACCGTCATCTTTTGTTCTAGACACGGGCTTAGGTGCTTTGGTCGCTTGTGGTTTTCTCTTCATACGCTCCTCTAGCCGCCCCATTTCTACTATTTGCGCATAAGGGTCGGGAATGCTTGAAATTCGCTGTAACTCTTCGGGATGGCGTTTGCTTGCGGCATAAATGAAAGCCGCAGGGTCGGCAATCCCTCGCATAGCGTATGTCATGTGGTCGGTAACAGGCTGACGGGAAACAACGTCTACAAAATCAGGAAAGCGCTCCATACCTTGGGTAAACTTTTCGATGAATTGGTTATGAGCCGCCGCTTCTTGTTGCAGTTGGTGTTGTTTTTGTTGGCGTGTAATTATTTTATTAAAAGTTTGCTCTACAAAGTTCTCAAGCTGCTGCTGCCAAGGCACGTCCGAATTTTCATCGTAATGACTGTCAAAGTCTTGTGCCATCTGCTGTATTTGTTGCGGTGTTTGCTGCGGGACTTGTTGCGGGTTGTTTCGTTGAAACTGCGCTACCCGTTCACGTATAACTTTGTTTAGAATTTCCCGGTGTTCTTCTTCGGTGTACATTCTAGGCTTTGGCTTTTCGTTGCCATATTCATCTGTTTCGCCGCCTTCGCTTTCATCTTCTCCTTCGGGTTCGGATTCTTCTTTGTCTTCATAAGAAGACCCGTCAAGCTCTAATTCAGGCTTTGATGGTTCGTCATCATACGATGAATCTGGAACGTCATCGTAATCGTTATCCATATCTGGTTGGTGTTCGGGCGCGGCCGGTTGTTCATCGGTTTTACCCGTCATCAATAAATCATCTATACTGCTGGTTTGTGTAGCCATAAATCCCTCTATTGGTTGTTGTTAAACTTTCTGCGTCAATATCTTGGTTAAATTGTCCGCATGCGCTATATGCCTGTCGGTTTCGGTGCGCTGTGTTTCGGCCGCATACCTAAGCTCGGTCTCGGTAAGCTCGGCGGCGCTTTCTAGTCTATCGTTTTCAAGTTCTCTCAATTTAAGCTGAGCGTCCATGATGATTTCTTGGCGCTTAAGCTCAAGCTCTTGCTCTTTTAGGGCTTGCTCTTTTTCTTTTAACGCTTGCTCTCGTTGTTGCTGTTGCATTTGGGCTTGCATCATTTGCTGTTGCTGTTGCATTTGGGCTTGCATCATTTGCTCTTGCGGTGAAGGTTTCCCGGACTCGTTTGGCATCTTTCCTGTTTTGCCCGCGTTTACTATTTGCGGCGGCACAAGCGTTTTTAAACGGTTCTTAATTTCGATGGTGTTTGCCAGCGGCAAGTTTTCAGCGTATAGGTCTGCAATTAACTGGAATGATTGCGGGTCTGCCTGCAAGACTTCTTTTAGCGAATCAAGGGCCATTTGTTTTTGTCCTTCGAAACTTGGGCCCGGCAACAACCGAACCTCAAACGTTCCTTTTCGTATATCGTTTTTAATGTGGGCGGCGTATTCGTCTGCCTGTTCGTTTAAAGTAATGTTTTTCAATCCTTCATTGGGTGTCATTAAAGCAATGACGCGCTGCGAATCAAATACGCGCGGTATCATTTCGTTGACTACCACGCCACCTGCGGCAATGGCGCGGTTGATTGAATTAAAAAATACATACGTTGGGTAACTGCCTTGCCGTGTACGCGCATCAATTGCCGCGCCCGATACTTCGTTGCCTTGCTGACCAAGTCGGGTTGGATATAAACCGGTCGATGTGTACAAATCCTCAATAGCTAATTGATATTGTTGAAACAAGCTCGCTGATAGTTCCGGTGGACGTATTGGCTCGGGCTTAGCGCCGCTTGGGGATTCGTCATAGGTAAGCATGCCTTGAAAGGCGTTAGGGTTGCGCCATTTGTTTTGAGTATCCATAGAAGCCACGTTTTTCTTAGAGCCAATCCATTGGTCATAGCGGCTAACTTTGATAATAAACGCAGATTGTGTACGCAAATAGTTAATATAACGCTGAGTGTCCTTGCAGTCGCCAAAAAATGAGCGGCATATTTGCTTGCCGTTTTTATCGTAGTAGCTATTTTGGTCTACAAAGATAATCGGTAACGATTCTGAAGGGAACTCACCCTCTTCGAGCAAATAATCACCGGCAATTTTATAATGCCAAATCTTATGCTTTTTGATGTCGCGCTTTTCTTCAATGCGAACTTGCTCATCGTTATCCCATAAAACCATAACGTCCGCGTCTTCTAAGCCTTCGACCTCTTCCGTTTCAGGGGGTTCATCGCCTTCATATTCACCGGTCACGCTTTCTTCTTCAACGTCTATGCCATCTTGCGGGATATCTACTAATTCGCCTTCGTTGCGTTGAACAGTTTCCAAAATGGAAATAGTTGCCTCATTGTTTTCACTTACCTCTTCTATTCCTTCTTCGGGCATTTGACCAGGCATTTGACCGGGCATTTGACCAGGCATTTGACCAGGCATTTGACCGAACATTTGCGAAGCAAAAGCCTGAGCGCGTTTTTGGTTTATTTCGCGTGACTTTTCTATCAGTTCGTTCATCTCTTCTTGGTTATACACAGCACCATTTGACAACTTATAAAGCGTATCTTTTTCATAAACGCGTTTAAAATAATCAATAATCGTAATGCCGTCATTGTCACCCCAAGTAAAAGGGTCGGTATTGGCTTGGTCGTTCGGTTCGGTTGCGAGCGCGATTTCTTCTTTTGATTGCGTAACCTGAAAGGATTGCATCACTTTTTCTTCGGTAGTTTCCCCAAAGACATCGCGGAACTTTGAGCGCGTCATTCGGGTTATATAACCGGCGTGCTGTCCGTCTGTTTTGTTAATATCTTCCGCACCCAAATCAAAGAATGTGCGCGTTGAATCTTTGAAGTAGCGCGGTACAATATCTAAGTCAAAGGATTTGTTATGTGAGTATTCCGTATCCCACATATACGCCCCATAGCCGCCAATAGCAGCCTGATTAGCCGCTACCTGATAAACGGTTTTTGCTTTTTGGGATAATGTTATGTCTTTAACTACTAGCTCTCGAAGATGCGCGGTTTGCTCATCACAATTGGCAAGCGGTACGACTTGAAGCTGCGGGGTGTTTTGTTGCTGCTCACCCAAAAGCGTATTTGCTAAGGTTGCCAACTTATTTGAAACCAGCGGGGTTTTCCTAAAGGTTTTAATCATCTCCTGTTCTTCATCATCAGTCCATTGCTGACCTAGAATAAAGGTGTGCATTTCGTGATATAAATCTATATTCTGCTTAAATCCTTCTCGCCATTTCTCTACGGCCATGCGTGCTTCTTTCGCAATCTTTTCTGCTTTCCTAGCCATAACGGTATCCTTCGTTTGTTAAACTAGCATTCCAGCTACTCTTTCCGGCAAAGGAGTATAGCTTTCCCCGACCGATGTAAAGTAATCTCCTGAATAAAACGTTAAAGCGAGCGCATCGGCCATATCAGGCGACTTCATGCCGCGCTTTTTTAAATCTTCTTTTGACTCAATTTGTAAACGCCCTGAACTATCAAATTTATAGCCAACGCTAGTTAAATCCCCTTGTAATTCATCAAGGTCGGGAATTTGTATCGGCATCTCTTGCCCTAACCATTCTCGCATCTCATGCCAAAGCTCTGCACGCAAGTTTTTAAATTTATCACGGTCGTTAGCAGAACGTGCAACGTTTATACCTTCCACACAGTCGTAACCTATTTCTTTTAACCGGTCAACTATGCCAGCCCCTATCCCAATACAGTCAATGTAAACCTTAACCGGGCATTCTTTTGCTATAATCCGGCGAATCAATCCCACCAACTCCATTGTGTTTAAGTTATAATGCTTTTCAACATTGTACGCCAAACGGCCTTTACGCCTTATTATAGCTGTTCTATCGCCATCCCCTATAGCAGGGTCTACCCCAATGACTAAAGGAGACTCAGACGTTACTGTAGCCTTTCTCGCGCGCATTACAAGATTAGCTTTGATAAACCTGTCGGCTACGGGATTACGAAACGCGTCCAACGCGGTCATAGGATACTCCACGTTAAACAATTCTTTTGCAGTTTCGTGGTCGTTGCTAAACTCTTTTAGCTTGCGTCTACGCCAAAATAAATGCTCAACGGTTAATCCGTTGTGGGCATACAGGTCGTAATACTCAGCCTCTTCCTCGGTCAAACCAAGCGCTAGGGCTTCATCGTCTTCGATGCGGTATTCCCGTTGCCAATACCACGGAATAAATATGGCTTGAAAGTCAGACGCACCTGATTCCGCCGCACACCACATGTTGTAAAAGTAATTACCTATCCCGTTGGCAGTAGACTCAAGGATTATCTCGGTGCCCGGTTCGTTGGGTACGGCTTGCAAAATTCCCTTCGCATGGTCTTCTGCGTGCGGCCAATAGGCAACCTCAGAGCCGTGGAAAAGCTGTATAGTTTGCGAACGCCCTACGCTTTTGTTTCCCGCCGTACCTACGGCATAGCTTGAATTTAAGGTGTTAAATTTTAATTCTTTTGCGCTTGAGGTATCAGGAACGGGTACAAGACCGTCAGGCATTTCATCCAGATAGCGTTTGGTTATGTCAAACAGGTTTTTGGTGGCTTCGGCCTCGTGCGTCAAAATAAACGCTTTCTTACCTCTTCGCGTACTAACGATAAAAAAGTCGCGCGCTTGAACATAAGTAGAACAACCCTGCTGGCGCCCTTTCAACACAATTGCTCGAACGCGGCCTGTTGCTTCCTTCTGGTCTTCTAGTCTTTGATGTAAATATTCCTGAGCACGGTTAAAAACAAAAGGTTCTACTCGCCCGGATTTAGTCCGAATCTTTAAAAAGTTTTTTGCAAATAAGGGCAACGAGTTTAATGTTTTTACCAGTTTATCTGAATCTTTCAATCTCAACGCCTCTGCATTTTATGACAAATATAGCATTGCGTTGCCACCATCATCATTTGGTCGTCAAAGTGGTCGATTAAATAGCGGTGACCGTTTTTCCAGCACCGCCATCGTTTTTTTAAGTTATGCCACATAGTTTCCCCTCTAGTCGACTAACTTATCTATTAATTTCTCAGCTAACGATGTTAAGTTCCTATCATCAGACGCGTCTTTTTCGCGCCACCTAGCCCGCGTTTTAAGCCAAAACATCATAGCAGTTAGATCATCTCCTTCGGTAGCCTTGCGAAATAGCTTGTTTGCTACCATAGCGTTGGCTCTAATTAACGCTGTATCTAGCTCATGTCGGTAATACTTTGCTAAAGTATCAACCGAAATGCCTATATATCTTGCTATATCCTCCTGCGTAATCCCAAAAGAAACCAGCGCGCTAACTTCCGCGCGACTTTTATCGGTTGGCTGGTGAGGTGTATTGTCCGGCATATCATACCTCTCTAATGGCGTCCTTACCTGTATAGTTTTTATATCGTTGTATTATTATATCGCAATATTTGACATCAATTTCCATCATCAGCGCCCGTCTTTTGGTCTTTTCGCACGCAATCATTAAGGTGCCCGATCCTGCAAACGGGTCGTAAACGTACTCCCCGGGGTTAGTATGATTGACAATCGAACGCTCAAATAGCTCGACGGGCTTTTGCGTTGGATGAGCGGTCTTATCCTTTTCGCACACTACGCTTGGAACTTCCCAAACGGTCATTTGCGAGCGACCTCCCTTCCAGTTCCTCTCCTTACTGGAGCGCAAAGCATACCAACAGGGCTCATGCTTCCAATGATAGTCAGAACGGCTTAAGGCGTGAATATTTTTATTCCAAATAATCTGCTGTTTGATTTCAAAACCCGCACGGCGTAAGCCATCCATAACTACATCGCTAAAGGCTGAGGCGTGCCAAACATAAGCCACGTTACATCTAAACAACACATAAGCATCGTACCAGTCAGCTTTGTCGTCATTTTGCAGGCTTGAGTTTTCTTCTCGTGCAGTTTTTTTAGAGCCTTTTGCTTTGGCGCGCCAGCTTGCCTCATACCGTACCCCGTAAGGTGGATCGGTAATCATCGTGTTTGGTGCTTGGCCGTTCATAAGCTTTTCCACATCTGTTTGAACAGTAGAATCACCACACATCAAACGATGCTCGCCCAACAACCACACATCGCCTTTTTTGGTTATAGGTTCGCTCGGCTCTTTTGGCAAATCGTTCTCACCGCAAAAAGCCTCTGGCAATTCTTCGGGCATAAAGCTTGCAATTTCGTCTAAGCCAAAACCCGTCAAGGTCAAATCGTAATCAACCGACTCCAAATACTTAAACTGGTCAATAAGCTTGTTATGATCCCACCCGGCGTTTAGCGCTAATTTATTGTCAGCTATAACGTAGGCCGCTTTTTGCGCATCTGTTAAGCCCCGTATAACAATGCACGGCACTTCGGTAAGCTTTAACTTAAGCGCAGCCTCAAGTCTGCCGTGTCCTGCAATTATGATGTTGTTTTCGTCTATCAATAGCGGATTTGTAAAGCCGAACTCCTCAATACTCTTGATAATTTGCTCTACTTGTTCTGCGGAATGCGTGCGCGAATTTGCCTCAAATAAGCGCAAATCCGACACGTTTATTTTTTTATAGTCCCTAAGCATGACGCGTCTTAAGGGCCGGCCTGCTCGTTTCTTTTAGCGCCTTTCATCTCGCCGTCAGCCGCGCCCGGCTCGCAATACTTAGGCTGCATATTGTATTGCTCCCGACACATCTTGCCATACATTGACGGTACAGCGTAATGGCTGTTATCGGCCTTTTCATAGCTAAAGTCTTTGAC